AATGGCGATCCCAATTACGCAGACAGCTGGGATGACATTGCTGGATATGCCAAGCTGGTTGCCGATCGCGTCCGCGCATTTCAGACGTGAGCCGGTATACGCACGGATGAAGATTGGACTCTTCCCGAAATTAGTAGCCATTGCCTGCAAAGAAGCAGAAGTTGCAAAGTCCGAGTTGGTTGGCGCATCGAGAGAGAGCCATGTTGTTCATGCTCGATGGTCAATCATGCTCGGACTTCGACGGGCAGGCCTGTCAACGCCAGAGATTGGCAGGCTGCTCGGCAATCGGGATCACTCAACAGTGCTTCACGGCATAGCCAAGGCGGCCCAACTTAGGCTTACTTATCCTGGCTTTGATGCCCTGTGCTGTTTAATGGAGAAAGAAGCAGATGAACACACGGCACCTGTGGACAAAAGAACAGGATGAGCTTCTCAAAAAGCTATGGGGCAAGATAAACGGTAGCGAGATTGCGATGAAAATACAGATCAGCAAGAAGCAAGTTTATCACCGGGCAATGTATCTTGGTTTGCCCAGGCTAAAAGATGCACCCAGTCAGGGTGGGCAACACATCTTGATTAACCAAACACATGACAGCAACAAGATGTTCTTAGATGCCTACTCTGCATGGGCAAAGAAAAACAACATAGACCTCCATCCATACAAGAAGAAGGGCTCTATCAATCTTAAGCAGGAGCAACAACCATGACGACGCCAGATGATGCGCTGCTGCAAACCGAACAGATTGCGGAATTTACGAAAGCTCGTGGCGTTGCGCCACCGGAGCGTATTTGGTTGGTCTATGAGGCTGGCGGCGAAACGGTGTGGAGTGCGGAGCCTGATCCGGAAGGTAATGGCGAGCCGTCTGTGGGTTATGCTCTGGAACGCGCTGGCCAAGCCCACGTTGCTGGGCTGCTGGAGGCGTTGGAGGATCAGATCGACGGGTGTTCGATGATTGTTCGGATGCTCAGTGGGCAGGAAAGCAGCGTAGCGCACTCGTTGAGGGCAATGCTGAACGCGCAGATTGACGCCGCCCGCGCAGCCATCGCCGCAGTGAAAGGAGCATGACCAATGCTTGATCCACTGCATCATGCGCTGATTGTTGCCTGCGTTTTTCTAGGCACATGCTGGCTGCGCGAACGGAAGGCGCACGACCGCACCAAGTTTGAGTTTCGGATATTCCGGCGATGAGCCGCAGCGAAAGGAGTAGACCAATGACTGACACAGCACAACTGCGGGCGCTGCTGGCCGACGCGCACACGAAATTGGCGTTCCTTCGCGGCCTTGTCGAGATTGACGGACTTAGTTTTGGCGACAGCCATCCGACAATCAGGGGCAACTTCTGGTGGCGCAGTCAGCACTTGCCGGCCATCGGTGACGCGCTGAACGCCGCCGAACCGATGCTGGACGAGATCGAGGCTTTGCGGGCCGCGGCACGGGCGCTTTACCTAGCCGGCTATTGGAAATGCGACCGCCCAGTTGATGAACAATCACTGTGGGAGAATTTGCGGGATGCTGCCGGTATTGCGCCGGGAACAGCCACAGCCGTTTTTGGAGAACAGCCATGACCACGATCATACACGCCGCAATCCTCGCAGCCATCCGCGCAATAGGTGCGCCATGAACGCGGCTGAGATTGCGGCCAAGCTGACGAAGGCGCAGCGGGAGGGTTTGCTTAGGGGCTGGGGAACCGTTGGGATTGCCCGCGCGCTCAAGACAAAAGGACTTTCCAGCGGCTATCTGGGCAGCGACCCGCGAGCGGTTGCCATTGTCACCACTGAACTAGGTCACGCTGTTGAGATTGATTTAAGAGCCATCCTGCAAGCCAAGGAGCCGACCGATGAACGATGAAACCCTGGCCGCGCTGGAGCGGGCTGCGGAACTTTGCGACGACGAAGCTGGAAGATGGGGCGAAACCGTGCATAACCATTTAGTTGTTATGTGCCGCAAAGACGCCGCCCTGATACGCGCTCACATCGAAACGCTGCGTGCGGGTGGGGAACGGGCGCAGATTGTGGCGTGGTTGCGGAAAGAGGCAATTATGTCAACCGACACCGTTCGCAGACGCATGAACAAGGCATTGGATCAGATCGCAGCCGGCGCGCACAAGCAAACAAATTAACGCGGGCAGTCCTTGTCACATACACAAGCCCACTTGCTGTTGTGCGCCTCGATCTCTTTCACCGTCTCAGCGGTGTCGGTCTTGCTGTCGTAGCTGATCGGCTTGGCGATGCGGCAATAGTCACCGACGAGCGCGGTCGAATCGGTTACGCAGCCGGTCAAGACGAGCAGGGTCGTCAGCGTCCATAGCGACCTGAGCTTTGGCAACATTCTCATCAAGTTGCTCCTGGGCATCTTTACGACCCTCCTGCTTTGCACGGGATCGAACCCACTCGCTTACCAATAGCGAGAGCAGAGACAGGAGGGCCGTAAAAATCTTCACTTCTTAGCGGCCACCGACCAGATAGCGACAGTGATTGTTGCTACTGCACCAGCTACGCCCTCAACAAGCGAAGCATCGAGGTAACCTTTGCCGGCAAGAAAGCCAGCAACCGCCGCAACAACCGTGCGGACAATACCAAACACCTGATCCTTATTCATCTCTCTCTCCTTACGCTTCGCCGTTAGTGTCAATCACTACCGAGCCTGCCCATGGTGCGGGGTCTGCTATCGCCACACCCTTAGGCCACCTTAACGCAATCAACCTATGTCGTGCAAACCGACGTACGTTCACTGCGTCACCTTGGTTGCCGCCTAGAATGTTCAGGCTGCCGTCGTTGTTGACGCTCTCGACAAACCCAACATGCCCACCACCGTCGCGGCCAAACACAGCAATAGCCCCAAACGGTGGCCGCGTAGCAGTTGTGCCAACGCTATCGCCCCAATCTGCCCAGGCTTTTGCGCGAATCGAAACACCCGGCGTCTTGATGCCCGCCTGATAGATGCACCATGCAGCAAACAGGCCACACCAAGGCACACTATCTGCCGTGTATTTGATACCCAGCACTCGAGCGCCAAGCCTATCAGCCCAGCCCATGATGACTGGGTTGTTTGCTACACCGGGCACCTCATTCAAACCAACGTGACGGCGCGCTTCTGTCATCCACTTAATCATAGCTTACTCCGTTTCCATTGAAGATATTCAACGCCCTCAAAGGGATCGAGGAAACACTGCACAGCGTTCGGCTTGCTTGCGTCTGGATCAACAACGACCAGACCGGATGCACCAAACTGGTGCTCACCAAAGCCGTGCAACTCAGCGTATTCATCCATGAACTTGTAGCCACGTACCCGCATCAGCCAGTAGCAAAACTGCCGATGAGGATTCTCACCCTGCCTCAAGCCAGTATCATGATGGTGACCAGCAACATACAGGTGCGCCCAATCCTGCATCTGAGCCGCCTTCTCGAGCCCGTGTAGGTTGTTCCATACGGAGGTGCCTTTGAAGTTGTGGGCCGCCCATACGCGGAAATCAAAGCCGTTCGGGGAGCGCAACGTGAACTTCGATTGCCAGTCGTCCATGTGCACATGATGAGGCTTGATAGCATTGAACCAGGTGGTGCTTACCGGCCCATCCCACATGTCGTGGTTGCCATGCAGCCAGATGAACCATGGCACACCGCTATCATGCAGCAACCATTTGGCCATCTTGCGCGCCGTGCTGGCTGACGTATCCTGGTTAGCCCATAGCTTGGCAAGTCGGCCTACCCAGTTGTTTGTAGTGTCCCCAATATTGATGGCATAAAGACCTTCGGTATCCCGAGCCAACTCGCAATGCTTCTGCAGTAGTGGCCAATGGCAACCGTTGTCGTCAACGTGCGGATCACCAAAGAACATGAGCGCATAAGGGCCCGCAATAGGCACATCAAATTGCCGCCAGCGCTTTGCCTTCTGATGCTCCAGGGCTTTCTCAAAGCGCCGCGATTGCAGCGCAATGATATCCTCGATTGGCACATCATCATCAGGCAGATCGGGTGCGCTTGGCAAGGATATGGTGGTTACCTGTGCAATGCGTTCCTTGTGCCGCCTAGCTGCGGAGATGATGGCCCACCTACCACCATGTTTATTACCACGCGCCAATGCTCGAGCGCTTCCCACCTCTTGCAGTGCAGCAAATATCTCAGCGTCACGCGCCGGGTCTACATCATGCGCGTTCGTTGCCATTACTCAGGCTTTCGCCCGAGCATCCGCTGGATCGTATCCATCTCATAGATACGCAGCACAAGCCACACAGCTGAAAGGATTTGCAGGATTGCCGGGAATATTTCGACACCTACCCATGAGACGAGGCCCACTCCTGCAGCAGCAGCGTCCATAACCGTCTTGGCTATAGCGTTAAAGTCATGGCTCTCGTTCATGGCTTATCCTTGCTATCTGCTTAGTGTTAGTCACACGCCCCAGGGCAGCGGCGGGGTGACAACCGAAGGAGCGATCTGTTCGTTGATCTGATTGGCTACGCTGGCCTCCAGTGCTGCGACACGCTCTGCGCCCATAGCGGCCTTCGCCCAACCAACCACCTGTTCCTGCGTCAGATTGACATAGGGCGTAAACGGCGCGTCAGAATCAACTATTACGCCCTGTGTCCCGTAAGCAGTGCCTACGAAACCAGCCTCAGTGCCAGTCAACGTCCAATGGACGGTAAAGACCACATCGGTCTTGCCGTCACGTTCGGGATAGGCGTCCATCCGGACAACGGTCCAAGTGTTGGTAACGGTCATAGTTTGTTTTCCTTAAGTGTAAGCAAACGAAACTTGGCCACGCGCACCCGTACCAGAGGTAATGCTCCCAGCGTCAACACCGCTGCCTCCGCCGCCGCCGCCTGGAGCGGTGCCGTTAATCACATCAAGGTAGCTACCGCCTGCAGCCCCGCTTGCGCCAGCGCCTCCTGGCCCATCAAGCGATCCATCAGAGCCTGCGGTGCCTGAAATGTTAGTGTCGCCGCCTGTGGCATTTCCACCAGCGCCACCAATACTTGAGCCGCCGCCGCCTCCACCGTTAGCAATCATGCTTACGGAGCCACCAGAAACAGTAGCCGACACAGTTGAGGCAACGCCACCTAATCCAGAACCGCTAGTATTGCGCCCGCCTCTTGCGGAACCAACCGTGTAAGTAACGGTATCCCCACCAACAACTGCAATAGTCTTGATCGAGCGGCTACCGCCACCTCCACCTCCACCTATTGTGCTACCACTATAACCCCCAGCGCCGCCGCCGCCGTCTAACGTAATGACAACTTGCGTAGCGCCAGTGGGAACTGTCTCAGTAGCAGCAGTACCAGTTGTGTAAGTGTTGGTGACAGCAATAAAGCCACTGCCACTACTACCGAGCAGCGCCATTTGGATGCCGCTCATTAGCTAACCCCCGCACCAGAGATAACTGCCTCAGTTGCGCTATTAAACCAGACAGTAGCCATGCCGCGCGCAGCCAGTGTGCGATTGCCCGTATTAGCAGTGCCAGCTTGTCGGAGTGTGGTCACGCCAGCCGTAATCGTAATAGCCGAAGCACTATCATTGTAGATAGAGAGAGCATCACCAGCAGCAAAGGTGCTGTTTGGAATCGTAATGCCTGCAGTAACCGCAATGCACTTGCCAACGTCCGCTACAACAGCGGTGGAAGTAGTCGTAGAACGAGGGATGCTGCGGTAACCAATGGTAACGCCATTGATAGTTGCCGTTGTAGCCACAGAAGTAATGCTACCGCCCAGCGTAATGTCGCCGCTACTTGTAACGGTGCCCGAAAGAGACAGACCATTGACCGTGCCGGTGCCTGTTACGGAGGTAACCGTGCCGCCACCACTGCCGGTTGCAGAAATTGTAATTGAGCCGGTGCCATTAGTGATGCTTACGCCAGAACCAGCAGTCAATGTGGCTTTGGTTAGTGTGTTGCCAGTAGTGTTGCCAATCAGCAGTTGGCCATTGGTATAAGTAGTCTGGCCCGTACCGCCGTTGGCGACAGACAGAGCAGTGTCCAGGGTTAAAGCACCTGCAACATGGAGCTTTGTAGACGGCGAAGCGGTCCCAATCCCGACGTTGCCTGTAGAAGTGATGGTCATCTGGGTCGCGGGGCTGGCAACGCTGCCACCAATGAAGTCGAAGTTACCACTGGCGCGGTCGTATGCGAGGCGTCGGATGCCGCCTGAACCGCTACTTGGCGATCCAAAATACACGGTTGTGACAGCGGCAGATATACCCGCACCAAACTGATCCGTAGTATTACCAACAGCCAGAAGCTGCGGCGGCGCGCTCGTCCCAATTCCGACGTTGCCTGTAGCGTCGATACGCATACGTTCGCTGTTGGCAGTGTAAAATTGAACGATCCCGCCCGTGCCAGAAAGTTGCCCAAGGCTTAGGTTGGCGCTGTTAACAGTGGTGATAAGCCGACCGTTGCCGCTAGCATCCACATCAAGAGTCAGTGGCCCTGCGCTGTTGGCTGCGTTGCTAAAGGTAATCTGTCCACCTTCAGAGCCATCGCCGCGCGCGGTAATGTTGCCGATTACGATTGGCCCGTTTACGTCCAGCTTTGCGCCGGGGGTGGTTGTCCCAATCCCGACGTTGCCGCTGCTGTCGATACGCATGGCTTCCGCGCCGCCTTCGCTAAAGGCAAGCGTGTCAGCGGCGGGCGACCACATACCGGTGTTGAGGTCGCCAGTGAAGGTGTAAGTTGGCGCACTAACTGTGCCCAAACCCAATGAAATAACATCCTCTAAAACAAGCGGAGATGGCGTTGTGGCCGGATTGCCGTTGGCGTCAAAAACAAAATAGCGATTGGCGCGATTGGCCAGCGTTGGGATTGCAGAAAACGCAGAAGGCTGGTCAAACTCAGAAAGCAAAGGAACGCGTGTTGTTACAAGCGTGTTCACCTCCTGGATCATAGCCGTTAGCTGATCGAGTTGGAGATTCAAAGCGGCGATGTTGAACGGGCCAGACAGCGGGAAGTCCGTTACGCGCTTGATTGGAATGTCGCGCACAATGGTGACAATGTCATTGAGCGTTACGCCACTAACAAACGTCAGGTTGCCACCGCCAGTCACGCCTGCACCGGTCAGGGTGTAGTGGGTCGTGATGGTCTGCAACGTGCTGTTGCGATAAACCTTGAGGTCGCTGTTTTCGAAGAACTCAAACGGCACAGCAAAGACGGTCTGCCCGCTGGTCGCGGTGTATTGGACTCGAGCCGTGTTGTCGTTGATAAGAATGGCCATTTGAATCTCCTATTGCGTCATCACTGCAAAGAACATTGCCAGCAATGGACTACTCGACGGGTTGGATTTCTACTGATTCAAAGTCGCTTTCATCAAACTCTGCAGATGGTTGTCCAGCACCCTCAAACATGCCAGCATCGGCTACCAAGTTTGAGAGTTCCTTCATGTAGCCATCCCACCAAACAAGGCCAGACATTGGAATGGCGCGGCGTACCATGCCTGCACGTTCACGTTCACTCAAGTCAGGGCTGTCGCTGACAAATGCCTCGATCATACCGGCAATCACGCTAGGCGCTGGGCCTGCAATTGCGCCTACCTTCTCGCTAATGGTGCCGTCACCTGGCCCTTCAATGCCAAGGGCTGCGCGAGGCCCGTAACCAGACACATCTTCAATGCGTTTGTAGACATCACTGAGGTAGCCCAAAACCGAACTGTTCTCGAGCGTGTTGAGCGCAAATTCTTCCGGCTCCATGTAGTCAAAACCAGTAGGCGACTTGAGCCACGTTGCAAAAGCACCGCCCAACATCAATGCCGTCAAGGATGTGGCAACGCTGCGATCACGTCCCGACAGCATTGAGTGCGTCAGCTTGGCAGAGCTTGCCATAGTAAAGCTCATCAACTGGAATGGCAGCGAAAGGATGGGAGCCTCCACTCGCTTACCGCCCACGCGGAACACGCCATCCATAATAGCAGCGCGTTGCAGTGGGCCAGGCGTAATGGTCGATGCTCGTGCCGTGCCAGAGATAGCGCCAAGGAGAATATCGCGGGCGCGCTCTCCATCCCTACCCGTCCAGTTTTCCATGTTGGCCAGTAGCAGATTGCCACCCTCGAGCTTCTCAACTGGCATGTCTGCAATCGTCTGTGCGGTGCGAAGATCGATGCCCCAGCTGTTCAATCGGGCAACAGTCGCCTGCTCCTTTTTGGTCATGGTCTGCAAGGTCTTGCCGCTACGCACTGCAGCAGCCACTTGCCTTGCCTCAGTCAGCAGCACATGGGTTTGGATAGTGCTTGCAAACTCCTTCCAAACCACGGTGAAAGGGTTCATCAGGTTCAACTGGAAGAAGGCAGACTGTGCGCCAGCCAGGCCGCGCTCGAGCGCCGTCTGATTGGTAACAGTCAGGGCGCTATCGTTATCGATCAACTGCGCCATCCACCGCGCGTTGATGAGCTCCATCGCCTCACCAGCTTCCTTGGCATAAGAGCCGCGCTGGAAATCCTTAAGCTCGCCACGAAGCATTGTGTGCATGGCTTGCCACACAGGCTTATAGCCTTCAGTAGCGACAGTGCGAGCGACGTCCATCGATTGTGAGTAGATGCTGCGGCCCATCAATGTCAGGCTGCCGTAGTTTTTTATTGCTCGAACAACGCGGTTGTCCCAGCTCATCGGATCTTTACCATGAAAGCGGCCAAGCACTCGGTCGCGCAAGTCCTCTTCCTGCTGAATAATCTTGCTAATCCGCTTCTCATCGTAACCGTCACGACGAAGCGCAGCCTTAAGGTCATCAAACTCTTTGTCGAGAAAGCGACTGCCATAGCGATCAAACATCTCAATGGTAGCACCCATGCGACGGGCATAGAGGCCCATCACAAGCTCAGAATCCCACACAATATAGTCGGCCAGCTGCTCGTTGGTCAGCGGAATCTGCCTGCCCTTAAGATGCTTTGGCGTTCCCATACCAGGAACAAACTCCTCACCACCTTCGCCCAAGATGCGATCCACCGTAACCTTGGCACGGGCCAGTGCATCATCACCACCGTAGGAGTCGGCAATGCGCTTCACAAAGTTATCGTAGTCAGCGCGAATCTTGCCAACGTCAAAGATACGAGGGAAGTAGTTTTGCTCACCGGCAGGAACAATGGGCTCTGCCTGCATCTCTTCAAGTTGCTTCTCGAGCTCGGCAATCTTGGCCTCTCGATCCGCAATCTCTTGGCGGATAATGTCGCGCACCTTAGGTGATTTAATGCTTTCCAGCCTGCTAAGATCACGCTCGTTTGCAGCCCTGCGCCACTCAGCTTCCTGACTCACGCGGGCTTGGGTATCAAAGATACCAAGGTCACGAGCCTTTGCTTCAAACTGAGCATAGAGTGCGCGCTGTTGTTCAGCTGCCTGCTTAACAATGGCCATGTCAGCATCGGGCAAAGCCTTGCCAAACATCTGAAAAGGCTGATCGCTGTTAATAGCTCGACCCACATAGGCGTTGAACTCAGCGCGAGTAAGCTTACCCTCTCGAGCAGCGCGGCCAATCAAAGGAAGCCCAACGCGGGTTGCCTCAAAGGCGTTGCCAGCCACGCTGGCTGCCGCTTTGCCGGTAACGTACTGCGCGTAAGCAGCGTTGTTAGCTGTGCGAGTAATGTACATCGACATCATCCAACGCTGTGCGCGCTGAAACACCGAACCACCCGGCGTAGTAGGGCGGCCTTCTCGGTTGGCAACGGTCATTGTCGAGTGATCGCCGGCAATGCCTTGCGCCAGATCGTGCGTCTCCACATGGTCGGGAGCAAGACGCTGCAAAGTGCCACTAGGCGTGGGCAGAATTGCTAGACTCTGCAGCACGTTGTCCGTTGTCGGAGATAGCGGCAGGCGGCCAGCGTTGAACTCATCCATTGCCAATTGATTGATGCGATTCTCATATGCACCCGCAGTCTCACCCTCAAGGCGCGGCGTTGCCTTTTGGTTTAGCTCCTTCAAGATTGAGAAGTTGAGCCAAGCTTCCTTGGTCTTGAAAACGTCATCCGCAAGCGGCGTCACGCCATCCAAAGCGGGGCGCGTCCAAGGTTTTGATTCAAAGCCAGCCAGGATTGCAGAACTATCGATTGTGATGGTATCTTCTGCATCGAGCAGCGGCGCTTCAGCTTCATCACCGACGCGAACGCCGTCTGCATCATCAGCGCCAGGGCGAAGATTGACAGGTTCTCCAGTCATGGCGTCCGTCAAGCGCCACTTGCCAGCCGGGATAACAACAGGCGCGTCCGTGTAGATCGCAGCCTCGCCCATCGTTTCACGCTGCAAGTTTGGCACAGCGTCAGCATCAATTTCGAACACACCTGAGTTACGAGTAGAACGACCGCCACCAATTACACGCGTTGCGTAATCAGCGGCAACTTGACGCTCGACACCAAACGAAACGCCAGACAGGCCAAAGTTTTCACCAGGTTGAAGCACCAGGTTGCCATTAGCATCAATGAAAGAGTTTACGTTCTCAGTGGACACCCGGCTTCCATGATAAACAGTCGGGCCAATCGGTGCATCGATGTCGTATTCAAACGGATTGGGCTTGGCCAGTTCGTCTTGCAGCAGTTCATCTGCCGTCTTTGTCGGCGCTCCAACTTCATTCAAGCCAGATCGAGCATTGGCAGATTCAGCATCCGCCTTGCTTCGATAATCTATCGGAATGTAGTTGCCATCAGCATCCACCTTGCCGGTGTTGCCATCAATAATACGCACCGTCTGGCCATTGATGGTAACGGTAGTTTTGCCACCGGGAATGCCATCAATTAGATTAAAGGTTTCATCAAGTCGGCCACCAACATCATCGGCCCTCTGCCTTGTCTCAGGAGGCAAGCGAGTTGTGCCAGCCGGTGCCTTGGTAAACGCGCCAATGCCGCCAGAGATAAGGCCAGCAGCAAGATAGCCCATCCCAATGTTGATCGACGTTTCCGTTGCCGTCGATGTAGGATCAAGCCTGTCGCGCACTATTTCCTGAGCGGCATTGATCGAACCAATGGCAGCGCCGCCCTTCAGCGCACCCTTCACAAAGCCAAGGCCGCCAAGACCCGGCACAGGCACAGCATTGATAGGATCGAAGAAGCCAGTAATCACGCCAATTACCAGGTTCTGCGACAAACTCAGTTCGCTCTGACGTTGGCGAATGTCCAGGTTCTCCTGGATATTACCAGTGATTACGTCAACTTCATCCTGATTGCGCGCAAACATAAAGTTATCAGCAAACTGCTCATAACCTTTTGGCACATGATCGAGTGGGTCATAACCGGGAGTGCGTTCGCCAGCCGCCATGAAGCGTTCAGCGGCATCAACCATCTGTCCGTATGCGCCAATAGCGTAGCCATCCGCTAGGCGAGAGAAGAAGCTCTGCTCACCAACGGGCTGCACATCAGGCGTCTCCCCAAGAAGGCGATACCGACTCGTGCGTTTGGTGCTGACTTCCATCTTGGTTCCTTACGGTGCGCCGCTTCCGGTCATGCTAGCTGCAATGGCTGGGTTTGTCATGGCCACACCCTGCCTGCGTTCAATATTGGCTCGACCCTGACGCGCTTGACCAATTGGATTAGTAGGCGTTGCAACAATGCTGGGACGCGATTGCTGCCATTTGTTGAGCTCGAGTCCCAGATCAAGCTCGAACCTATCCATCAATCGGCTGGGGTTCGAAGGGTCAAACAAGCGAACCTCATAACGACCAATGTCAGCAACACCCTCATCGAGCGGAATAAGTTTGATCGTTCCATTGCGACCAATAACATGGTTACGCACCTTGCCGTCAACGCCCTTTACGGGAGGCACGAGCGCCTTCCCATTCTCTTTAATGCCACCAAAGAATCTGCCAAGATCGGGAATGCTGTAGCTACGAGTAAGTACGCTAGGTCCTGCACCTTCAAAGAAAACCGGCGATGGAGTATACACTGCCTTGTTTTGCTCAACAGCCTTGCTCAAAGCCATACGAGGATCGCGGTTGTAAACATCGAGGCTGGCAGCAAAGCTTTCATCAATACGACGAGCCAAAACAGGAGGCACTGCCTGCCCTTCTGGAATGCCGTAAGTCTGACGGATTACCTTGTCCCTATCTGTCCGATATGTTCCAGGCTTGCCCTCCCCAAGAATGTTATTGTACTCGCCTACAGCCTGATCGCGGCTAAAGCCATTGTTCGAGCGCAACTGCTCAACACGAGCGGCTACAATGTTGCTGCTCTGACCTGATGCAATCAGTTCGTTAGCAGATGTAAGAAGGGCACGGCTTCGCGCGTCTACCTTTTCAAGCAGCATATCGCCTACCATTGCGCCGCCTACGCTGACGTTCTTGACGTTGCGATAAAATTCAATGGCGGGAAACGGGTCGCCAGAACGAATGCCGTTAGCCATAAAGTTGACAAGCGCACCGGGCACATACTGGCGAGTGCTAATAAACTGAAGAGCCTTTTGTCGCTCTTCAGGCCTGCCCAGCGCGGCAAGATTCACAGCGCCCTCAAAGTTCTGATCAAGAACTCCGCGCTGTTCAGCCGACCAGTTACCGCCAACACCATTTGACAAAGCGCCAGTAATCGAGTCGGTTGTTTTCTTAAGAGCAGCAAGGAGCTTGTTGTTGCGCCTTTCCTCTGCTGCTTGAGCTCGGGCTTCTGCTGCTTGTGTAGCAATCTGCTGCTTGCGATCAGTAATGCTAGTTTGCAACGCCTGCTTGGCCTTAGGATGCAGGGTTGAGATGTCACCAAAGTTCAAGCCAGGAGCTTTAACGCCAACGTCACCCACATTGACGCCAGTCATCCAACGCTCGACTGTCTGCAAGGCATCAAAAGAAAGGCCAAGGATCGGAGGCGTTACCTGATTGGCAATCGTCATGCTGCTGGCAAATGCAACCGCATCCTGGACTTCGGCGTCTACGTTTGCTCCCAGTGCTTGAGCAACGCGTGGACCAATAGCGCCAACCTTTACAACCGAATCAATCAGCGCTTTGGCATCGGCCTGTAGCTGAGCAATCCTTTCAGGAGGAGCGCCCATTGCTGAAGCCTTGGCAATCTCTTGGTTGTAGCGCGTCAGGTCAGTATTCAGTCCGGCAATCTGATCCTGCCGTGTGCGCTGCCCTACTTCATTGTAGACAGCACGAGTTCGCTCAAGCCCTTCGCGCGCCAAAGTTGATTCAATAACGGGACGCACACGCGGATCAGCGACCTCGAGTATGCCTTCAGCGGTTCCTAAAATGTATGCGCGATAGGCTTCGGCATCTAACTTCTTGCCACCCGTGCCGCTACGCATTGCTTCAAGTTCGGCATCTGCACGAGTTTGAAAATCAAGAGATACTTGGCTGACGTAACGAGCCTGCGCCACCTCCTCAAACGCCTGCTGATACAGCAAGCCCGCGCCTTCAGGCGTGTCAATTGAAAGCGCACGGCCCTGTTCGTCGCGCACAATTTCTGCTTTGGATGCAGCAAGCTGGCCTTCTCGAGCAGCCTTAGCCCGCATGGCAGGCTGTGCAGCCTCAAACACCTGACCAGCTGCGCGAGAGATTGACGGGCCAACGTCGGCAATCTGCGGAGCGTTGCCAGACAGTAGGCTGCCCGGGCTAGAGATACCAATGCGGCGACGGAAAGGTTGGATTCCCATAGATTAGCGCCCAATCTTCGGTGGCTTGAAAGTAGGCATTTTTGTAGACGGCACATTAAATGGTGCGCCTGCAAAGTTGATTGTGCCTCCCCCGCTCGGCTTTCTGGTTTGGTTATATGATGCTCCAACTTGAGCCGCAGTGCCAACAAGACTGGCTACAGCGCCAATGGTCTGCGCTTGAGCATTGAACCCAGCCACATCACGCGAGAAACGATTGACACGAATCTGCGAGGCAATACGATTTGCGCCAGTAATATCACCCATGCGAATGTTGCCAATGTCCAGACGCAAGGCGCGCTCCTCCGCTGGCATGACGCCCTGGAGAAAGCTAATGTTCTCACGTACACCTGAGGCGGCGAGAGCAGCAGCATTGCTAGCTCTTTGCCTACGAAACTCGCTAAGGCGCTCGACCTCGGCTTCCTGTGCTTGCAAGCGAGCAATCTCACGCTCTTCCTTGAGTTGCTTTTGCTGCTCATCAAGCATGTACTGTTGAGCGCGTTTGTTTGCCTGCGCGGCAGAAACCGAGACGGCGGTACTAGCAGTCGCGGTAACCAGAGTCGCGACAGCGAGAACGGATGCTGAAATGCACATTAGAAAGACACCTCCATGTTCATCCCTAGCACCCTCAGCGGCAGAGGCTCATCCTGCGTAATCGTTACCTTCGCCTCTCGATTGTAGCCAAGCAAGAAGAACTCCTTGATCCCGGTAAAGAGGGCAGGAGCAACAGACAAGTCATCCGTCACCTGACGCAGAAGCAAACGATTGTTCGAGACTACGCAAGACAGGGTGCTATTCAGCCCAACAAGCACACGGTTGATTCGCTTAGGCATACCTAGCAGTGAGCCGGTAGGAAGCTGCAAGTGCACGGGTAGCGTGGTGATCTCGACTGGATAAGTGAAGCCCGCAATCACCTTGGTCACTGAGTCAGTAAGCGTGATAACGCCAGAACCGTTTGCAGTATAAGTGCCAAGATACATGTTGCTCGAAACAACATCGACTACTTTGTTGGCATAGTAAGCACCTAGCGTCCAGGTCGTGCTTGCTGATCCAGTCAGGCTTACGGCGCTATCAACCGTCAAAGCCTCGGCATCAGAAAGCAACTCAAGCGTGTATGTCAGGTTGCGCTGCACCGCGACAAATACCAGTTCGCCCAAAGTGCAGACCGAGCGGAATAAGTTGACAGACTTACTTCCAAACTCCCAAGTGGTCCATCCTGCTACATTCTCAGACCGTGCCGAGTTAAACACTGCCATTGTGCCATCGTTGTTCACGACCAGGGCATACTGCTCACCACGCACAGTTGAACCAAACAGCACTGCCATATCAATGGGGCTGTTGATCAGATGGCTAGATAGCAAGGTAATGTCGGTTGAGGCATACCCATTCGCGCTATCATTATACACAAACTCGCGCACGGACTTGCCCGAACCCTGCACAAACAAGGTGGCTCCATCAAACGGAAGCGGGGTAACATCACTCGAACCAAACGGCGTCTGCCTTGCTATTCGAATGGCAGTGGGCGTAACTGTTTGGGTGCTTGAACGCGGCACAAAGAACTCGCCGCTTGCTGTAAAAATCTGCAAGTCGCGGTTCGATACGATATGCTTTACGTTCGAAATGTCCTCACTACCAATAGTGATCTGAATGCTCTCATCGTCGAGGCCTTCACCCACATCAAAGTTGAAGAACAGGCCAATCTTGGAAGCCCACAAACCATCAGGCACGGCGCTGCTACCACCGAACCAAAGACGGTTCTCGTGGAAAGCAACTGCTCCAGGATAGCCATTGACCGCAGAGTAAGTCTGCTCAGACCAATCTCGGGTTGACGTTGTGCTGCTTGTGAACTTGACCGAGGGACCTCCGCCATCTTCTGATGCGTTTGCGTTATGTCCAGTCGCGTAACTGTAGCGATTATCATCAATCACGGTAATTGAAAAAGTGCCGTTAATCTGAGCAAAGCTAATCCCAGCAAAACCATTGGCACCGCTAATCGTCACGCTCTGTCCGGTAGCAAAGCCGTGCAATGCATGGGTCACTTCAACAACGTCACTCGTATGCTCAGTGCGAAGCGGGTTAATATCGAGAGAGCCCTCAAGCGTTCCCTTGATGTTGCCAACCAAAGTCGTGCCGTTTGTGTATGCGGTGATGAGAATCTCAACATCTTTCCAGCGCACAATCGTGCCCACATAGGCAGACGTAAATACGGAACTTGATGCAGTGATAGTTACGCCTGTGCCAGATACAGCACTAACGCTGATCGTCACGGCATCATCGGCAAACTTGTAGTAAGGCTGATAAATCTTGTTGCCGTCTAAGCTGGTATCAAACGTAAATGCGCTGATCGTAAAGCTGGATGCACCCGTCCGACGCACCACACGCGGTGCCCAAGATGGATGGCACAGGATCATCACGTCCGCCGCCTGGGTGTAGCTAATCTGGCGAAGCTGTGCGCCTGTCCACGGAACGCCGCTGGTGATTGTGGTGAGCAAGGTGCCGGACGTGCTGAACACATCGAGGCGGGCATTGCTCAGAGCAAAGACATAGCGTTCGGACGAGGAGAACTCGAATGGCAGAAGCCTGCTATCAGTAGGCAGGGTTGCAAGGTAGCGGGTGCCCGACCGCCTGCTTATGCCACCAGTGTTCAGCAGTGAACAGTTACGCAAAGTCGCTGCGCCGTTCTGATATGCGCCAGTGTCCACACGCATACGCAGCAGCGGATCAACCTCCCCCGATGAAAAGTTGGTTTGGACTTGCTTGATCGTGGGCATTAGCGAATCGTCCTACGCGCCTTGTCGAATCGGCTAAGATCAAAGCGGCGCGAAGTCTGTGCCGTGCTATCAATGTTGCGCGCCAGAGCCATCTGCCGCAAGGCCTTCTTCTCCATGAAGTCAGCCGTATTAATCTGGTTGGCCACCGAGTAGGCAAAGATTGAGGCAAGCTGTAGCTCGACCAGCGTCACGAAGTAAGGGGGCCACAGGTCCTCTTCCGCCTGGAACGTATAGTCGGCAACCACCACATCCTCAGTTGTCGCATCGCAATAGACCAGATTTTGGTAGCGATCATAATCAATCTGATTGTCGTTGATGGTCACATCATGCAGCAACAGCAGATCAGCTGGAAGATTGTAAGCCGCATCCCATTTGGATGCCGGCTCATCTACACGGCGAGACAGTTGCGCTTGACCAGAGGCAAAGCGCCAACGGAAACGGGACAGCAAATCACGCACCGTATCCTGATAGAGATTAGCAGCCACCGTGCTCTCAGTCGTGCCATCCGCAAATGACGTGATAGGCGTAGCGCCAATCAAGACCAGGGCGCGAGAGCAAATATCAATGTCGGTAACTGCCACGGTGCGCTCCTAGAGAAAAGGCCAGCCCTGCACAAGACAAGGCTGGCCCGGGAGAGGTCAGGGGGAGAACCTCTCCCTGTTACTTACGAGGCGGTGACGCCTTCCAGAGCGGTCGTCGTAACGGTCGCCGCGCCAGTCGCGCTCGTAACGCAAACAACGTCAACCGTGCGAGTGCCGCCCGTCGAACCCACAACCAGAATAACATCATTCTGCTTGAGGTTGTCGGTCACCGTGTTGAAATAGCCCGAGGCAACAACCGTAGCGATTGCATCGGAGTTTGTGTAGATATGCAGAGCCGGTTCAGCGCCGGCCAGCTTAATCAAAGTTGCGGGAGTAAAAGCCATCTTCTTTGCTCCTTAAGCGTCGTAGGTCTGAACTTCGTACGTGCCGAAGTTGTCGATCAGCACGGCACCCTGCGACATCATTGAGGTTGCAAGGTGGGCGGCCTTTTCCGGCACGTAGTTCATTTCGGTCTGCACTTCCGAACCAGCGCCCATGCCGATAGCCGAGCGGTGATAGGCAAAGTTCTTACGGATGCTCGAAGCAATGGGCAGGCCCGAGAAGGTCATCCACATGAAGCCCATCCAGCGCTTGGCCACCATGCCGCCCTTGTAAGGCAGTTCATCGGGACCAACAAAGTCAGCGCTCGAGAAGGCCGTGATACCGAGCAAATCGGTCCACGCACCCGGCGAGATAACGAAGTAGCGTTCGCCATCATCCGGCACATCGTTGTTACCGAAGTAATCAAACACCGTGTTGATCTTGGTCTGCGTCAGCAGAGCCGTGCCACTTTCGGTGATGGTGTTGCTGGTCGAATCCAGGGCGGTAACGATGAGTTCGTCCGTCTTGCGGCCCATAGCAGCAGCGGCAGACTGCGTGACAACCATGCGCTCGTCATGATTGATCTTCAGTTCGTCCAGCTTGTCGATATAATCGGCAGCATAGAAGTCGGCCATGGTGCACTCAACCGGGGTGTGATCGATAGTCATCACCGGAACGTTGCCGTGGCGCGACTTCGTGCCAGCGGTGCCCTTGCCAACCTTCTGGAAGGTGGTGCTGGTACCGCGGACATTGCCCTTGTAGCGAATGGTATTGCGGAGCTTAGAGCCCATACGCTGATACGCCATGTGCACTTCGCTCTCGAACTGCTTTACAAAGGCGTCATTAATATCGATTGCCATTGTTTAATCCCTTCATTCAGGCTTGCGAAAAACTGGTTTTTGCCGGTTATCCGCAAACGATGCGAAAGGAGTTGTCCTGGCGGGCTCCATAGCCAGACCTTGCGGGCCTGCCTGTCATCTCTTGCAAATACATTAAGCCGGCAATGGACTAATTCCTTTAGAGTAAAGGGCACCACTATCGACGTAACCCATGCGTAGCAGAAACCGTCCTGCCACATCTCCATTGATTCCGGTGGTTACGCCAATCCGCACACGTTTTGTGCCAACGGCATTCGACCAAACCTCAAGCAGCGTTAGCATTTTGATGGCAGCCGATGTGCCTCGGAATCCTGGCATCACATAGAATGCCAAGTCCTCAGTGAATCGGTCAGGCCCAAAGAAAGTTTCTACTGCGGCGGCCACAAGGAATCCGACGATTCGAATCTCGCCGTTTACTTCAGTCTCCGCAACGATTGTCGACCAATCCCTTTCAGAAAGACAAACCCAAGCAAGGCGCTCGAGCTTGTCCTCATCAAACTGGAAGTCGGCATACTCAGGCGCTTCACGGTGCATTAAGCTGCCAAGCGTAACGACAACGGGAATGTCCCGTTCCTCCATAAAGCGGACGTGCATTAGCGGAAGGTCTTGGCGAAGAACTCTTCCACCTGACGAACAAACGCAGGATCACGATCACCCGGGTGCCAGTAGCGGCGATCCTGCATCATCTTCTCTACCTCTGCACGGGTAGGCTCCGGCTTCTTTTCAAACATGGCATTATCAACAACGCCTGAACCCTTAAGGGCAGACATTAGTTTTTCCATTGCAGCCACGCCGGCAGCACTGGTGCAAGCAGCGGAAATTGCAACTTGCTCTTCTTCGTTGAAGTAGTTGTTCGCCCATAGCTGCACCGCCTCAATGCGAGCAGTTGCGCTTTCGCCAAGCTTTTGAAACTCGCGCTGATAGCTTTCCTCAATCTCCTTCACCTGTAAATCGGCGTAGGTATTGATGGCAGTTTCAAACTGTTCCTGATTGTAACCCTGATCGTGGGCAAACTGACGCCACCACTGGACAACGCCCGACGCTTCAAGTTGCTCCTGATCGAGCTTCTCATGTTGCGGCAGCGCATAAGCATCGGGTGCCTCGGGTCGCGCAGCTAGGCGCTCGGCCGTCAATTCCTCGACAAGCTTCTCGCGCAGATTGCCGCGCATCTTTTCGAGCTCACCATAGGATTGAGCCAGCTTATCGTAGGCCGGCTTGCCCTCAACCCAAAACTTCTCAGGCAACCACTCAGGACGCGACTCGTCAACGGGCGCTGCGCTCTCAATCGGAGTCTCGCCGTTATTGCCTTCCACCATCTCAGTCATTTTGCTTCCCCTTATTTATGCGCTGTTCAATGATGGCTACGAGATAGCGCATACCCTCTCGATGCCGTAACTCATCTGATCCAATGTGTGGACCGGCGACCGCCTCAATAGTGATCGAGCGCAAATAAGCCAAGAACTCTCGAGCTCCATTGCTACTGAAGGTCGATGCTGCCAGTTCGTTTAGCTTACGCTCCTCAACGGGAGCTCGAACGAAGCCGTCAGGCCCCAGTAATTTGGCTTGTGTCGATGCCATTTTGCCCCATTTGCGCTATCTGACCAGCAAGCTGCTCCCGTTCCGCCTCATCGCGGATCAGTCTTTCCGGCACACCAAACTTGGCAGCCAGATACTTGGTAGTCTCGTCGCCCTTTACGTATAGGTTGACCATCTGCGGGCCGAAGCGGCCCTGTACCATTTCAAGGAATCGGTTGATAGCATTGATGTCCTCAAAAGCCTGGGCTTGAGCAAGCGGGCTTGTTGAGCGCACCTTCACTTCGCGGCCATTAATGACCGGGATAGAGATGCGACCCTGCTTCTTGAGGATGTATACCACTCGGCGAAGCACGGGGTTCACAAACTCTGCCTGCAAACGACCAAAGGCGCTACCAATCTGCCGTGACAAGTCAGCCATACGCTGTGCCACTTCAGTTGCAGACATTGGCGTTGTGTTCGGATTGCCAAGCATCTCGTTGTAGAGCGCCTTCTTGATGTTGAGGCGCATGTCAGAAAGCACCAACTGAGCCACATCAAAGTTGCCGGCACTGCCTACGGCGCGCAGGCCAGAGCTACCCGGAGCAACAGGAATGATTGTTCCGGGCACAAGCCGGATCGTTGCCGGGTTTACTACGCCATCATCTTCTGCGGTGTAGATACCCGAGATTGCCATCTGAGCATTCTCGAGAATCATCTGCACTACAAGATTGGTGGTCTTTACAGCAGGCATAGCAGACAGAAGAGGACCACGGCCCCAAACTTCACCAGCAGCTTTAGACCAACGGAACGCAACATAGGGATTGGAACCAATACCTTTATAGGTTTCCGTGAAGAGCATGTGGTTCCGCTGGGGAAGGAACACGGCAAGCATGTTTACCTCCTCGCCAGGAGCCGACCAATCACGGTACACGCACTCAACTAGAGACTCAAAATTGTCCACGCCAGTTGCCAACTCACGCTCAAGCTCGGCAGGCAGGACCGCCTTCGGATAAGCAATCTTAATGTTCGAAGTGCGGATAGAACGCTCACGGAAGATCGTGTCGAGCTTGTCGTCGGGCCCAACATCCAATGCCAATTGAGGCAGGGGCACAGCGGTGAACATCACAGGATTAAGAGCATCGCCCTCATCAATCCTCATGCAAGCAGTGCCAAGCGCAATATCGAGCAGCGTCTCGTTTGCTTCTTGAGCAAAGTTGCTGTTCTGGATTACCTCAAACACATATTCAGTGACGGCCTCGAGCGCTTCGTTCACTTCAGAGCGATCATCTTCCGGCACCTCGCTACCAGAGACAAGCTCTGCCCACCGTGCATAGTTGGGGATCAAACCAGCCTGTAGGCGGGATGCAAACTCTTGCACACCCACCACCGCAGTCTCATCGAAAATCTTGTCGGTGCGGCTTTGGCCGGCAGCCTGGGCATAGAAGCTTTCGCGGCTAGGCAGCGCATACTCGTAGCATTCTTCATACTCCGAAATCCACGGCTCCCGCAGTTGCTTGGCCCGAGCATATCGAGCTTGCAACTTGCCAAGCAGCCCAGCGCTGGCTGTGACCGGAACAATCGGAGTTGGAATTACCGGCATAGTTTAAGAGCCCAGCATAGAGCGAAGGAAGCCCTGACCACCACGGCGACCAGAAATAAGTGAGCGCATACCAGAGCCGCGAATACGGGAAAGCTCAGATTCAAGTCGGCCTTCCTTGATTTCGGAGAGCGCACGACGGCGTTCGGCAGCCATAGATTCGCGTTGAATCTTAGCCTCCTGTTCCATTGCCGTTTCCTCAGCAGTCGGAACTGGAGGCTTGGGGGTTTTCATGCACATACCAGAAGCTCCTTGCCGGCCTATTGGGTAAACTGGTCGCGCTATAGCAATGGACTAAAAAACGGATCGGCGCATCGAAGGCTGCCTGCGGAACACATCGAACATTGCTCGAGCCACTACAGGCTTGGTATCTCCTCTGCCAACGGTCAGTGTTCGAGATTCGCCACCGCCGCACAGGGCATATTGCAGTGCGTCATGAACGTGACTGTATTTGTTTTTATCAGGCTTGTCCTCATAGCGACCACCACCAGAAACTTGAAGGCGTCGATACTGGTAACCACCACGGAAGCCCTTGATAAGATTGACGCATCTCTGGTCAATCATGAATCCAGGTTGACCATCAACCATGCGATTCAGGGGGTTACTTACCGCTTCAATTCGCAATGACGGATCGTTTGTCGGGGCAATGTAGGCCTTGAGTCCAGCTTGCCTTAGAATCTGGAACGGTGTGCGCTCATCAGTCTGAGCTCGATAGTCGCCAGCAGGATCGCCATAGATTACGAACTGCGCGCCGGGGAATCGCTGCGCCATCTCTATGCGGAGTATCTCGGCAAAGCGAACAATGCCCATGTCTTGGGCAACCAACTCATGCAACACAAACCAACGCCCTCGGACGTTCTGGCAGAAAGCGGCAGCGGGCGTAAGACCAAAGTCGAGACCTATGATGATAGGCACACCCGGCGTTGAAAGGATTGGCTCCTTGGATACATGAGCAACCTCATCGAACATCTGATAGATTGCCTTGCCATCTGTCAGGCTACCTAACCTGTTCAAGACGTACACATCGATCCAGCTTTTGGTCTTGCCGGTAATGATCGAGGGGTAATAGTTGGGCGTAAGGTTCTTAAGATTCTCCGCCTTCGGATTCAGCTGATAATCAGTGACCACGCCTTCGTGATCTACATTAGCGACCATACCACCGGGCTGTGTAAAGAATGCCCAGGTATCCGGCTTGATAAGCATAAGGGATTCCTCCCTACCAATATGGTCAGGGATAGGAGCCTCGCCCGCCATGATTGGCCACCAGTGATCTTCGTCAGGCGCGTTCGTGTCAGCAATGACGCCATACCATGTAGGTCCGCCATCCTTCATCGAGGGGAAACGGCCAACACGCATGGTGCAGGCGTCAACAATCTGCTTGGGAACTTCGCGCGCCTCGTTGATCCAGACGCCGGTAAGCTCGAGCGAGAGCAGCTTTTTCACATCTTCCGGCCTATCGAGGGCCAAGAAGATGACCTCCATATCAAGATCGCCCTTCTTGATGTGGTGGGTATAGGGCGGCGGATGCCATAGCATCTTGCCCCAGATGTTTTCCGGGAACCAATCCAGCCAAGTCTTGATCGTTGTAGTTCGCAGCTGCGGGTTGGTATTACGCACCACAGCCCACCTTGTGCGGCGGATACCCTGCTCGTTAGGTTGTTGAGCCAAAGCACGGCGGAACATTTCAATGGCGCAACAGGCAGACTTGCCACTTCCTACCGGACCACGCAGACCACGGAAGAAGTGGTCGTCCTTCATAAAAGCCTTGAGTGTATCACCACCCGGCTTGTATTTAAGACTCACGCAACAAGCCCCTTGTCCAAGGCTGCCTTGACAATGTTGCCAGCAACCTCGGGCCCCCAGGCATCGATCAATTTATCACACTCGTAGTTATCCAGCATGTGTTGCGGATAGTGCGAGAGATGCACCTTACGGACAATCGCGCGCAAGCGAATGCGATCCGTAATGGTGAGTTCCCCTGTGAACGCCATAACTTACGCCCAAATGCGGTGGGGGATTGCTGGGTGAACGCTGATCGGCTCTAACGCAGCAAGCTGTTCGTCGGTAAAGTCGCCGCGCAGATTGGTGTGCCAATCAGGATAGTCTGCGACGATAGGCTCGTCGGCCTTGTCGTATCCCGTCACGCGGCTAAACGGCCCGATGTGATCAACTGACACACCATCCACCGGAAAACCGTCCTCGTCGATAACACCCGCAGCGACCAAGGCAGCAAGCATTTCTACGTCGGTGTCGGCCATGAGATAGAGGTCGATCATGTTGTCAAAGCCTGTAGCTGTGCGTCGGTGAGACGAGTGGGGTAGTATGTTATTCTGCGGAGGTGGCCGTTAATCCATTCAGAAGGCCCAACGGCTAAACCAAGCTGCATTTGGGTAACAGAGACAGGTACTGCGCCGCTTAACTGTGCGGTAGGTGTTGAACCATTTACAACCAAAGCAAAATCGGACGCTCTGTAAGCGACAGCAGCTTTCCGAGGCGAAGTAGTAACCGCCACGCCGCTTACAAGACTTGCTATTAGCGCTCCACCGCTGCGAATAACATTTTGATCGGTTGAGGTTGTTGTAATTGTCCGATAAATAATTCGGTTGTTGCCGGTTGTGTCGTTTATATCATACGCCGCGCTATTACGCGCAGCCGTGCTGTATATCGCGGTTTCTGAAACAATCGTTCCCTCGCTGGCGTTAAACCAATTTGAAAAGGCTGTTCCCGTCATCACTGCAACGTCACCCGCGCGGGTGACCGTGGAAGCCACGGTGGGAATGTAGCTGGTGGGGAACGCGCCAGCTTCAATTTGGTTGCCCCAAAGAAACAAGCCAGAGGTGCCGTCGCCGGTGTAGGTAGTACTGCCCAACGGCCCAATAATTGAAAAACGGATAGCGCCGGCACCCGACGCCGCTGCTGTAGCGGCGATAGACCAACGATACCAGCCGTTGCCAGCGTTAGTCATTGCAAAAGTAGCGACGCCAGATTGCGCGCTGATAGCGCCCGTGCTGAAATCAAAGTTTGCGCTTTGGCCTGCAAAAACCCCGGCGTCCGTCCCCATACTTATGGAGGCAGAGGTTCTTTCGCCAACTTTAGCGTATCCAGAAATTACATATGTAGTTCCAGAAACAAACGATGAAAACCCGCCTTGCAGTTGGATCAAATGGGTGCTTAGTACGGTTGTATCTTCTACCAATTTATCTGCTGTTGCAGTTCCATCAGGGGAGGTCGTAGCGTTAGCGGTAATGCTTGAGCGAACTTTGATATATACGGCGTTGTCAAATTGCTCCGAGTACAACGCCGAGTTTACCCGCTGCTCCTCAATCAGCAGGCCCAGTGGGGCCAGCGTGACGGGGCTAAAGTCAAAGCGCGGGGCATTGATCGCCGCAGACTGGATCAGGCCGTTGCTGCCCACGAACGTAGCCGTGGTGGAGCGCGTGAACGTGATCAGATCAGCAAAGGCGTAGTTGGTCAACGGCATGAGTTAGCTCCAAGCCCAGAAGTTCGGGAAGCCTTGCCCGGCTGGATCGGTGGTATAGGCAGTAAATGTCTCGCGGGTAAAATCCAGATCGAGCGTTGCGCCATACGGCACATTGCTGCCCACAAAATCTAGGATAAGCGTAGGCTCATCAGCGCCGCCAAAACCACTAGCGCCCGAAAGAGAATACCTTTGAGGCAGCAGAATGCCAGCGCCAAAACTCATTAGGACAGCGCCACAATATTAGTAGCAGTGCTTGCGGTCTTTACGCGGATCGCCTTAATCCAAAGCGTAGTGCCACCCGGCACGTTAGCAAACGTCACGCTGGTATTGGCAACCGTGTCGATCACCACGTTGCCGCTTCCGCCCACATAAAGAGCAACGCAGTTAATCAACGCCGAGTTAGATGGCGTGACTGCAACTGCACCCTGAGGCACCCAAGCTTCGTTATAGCTAATCGACATGATAATCTCCTTGTCGCACCGCTACACCTCGCACAAAGCCAGCCTCAATGGACTAGTCCTTCTTGCGTTCCTTGGCCGCCTTGTATCGGGCCAGCAGTGATCTGCCCTTGGCCACCGCACTCGCCTTGTCACCGCTATGCCCCCAGGCCACCAGAGACAGCTTCAATCGAGTGGGTCTACCCTTCTCATCCTTGAGCGGGCCAGCGCCACTACCCATGCGAACAAGGAAGCTACCCTTGCGCCGCATCTTCTCGGGCGTATCGGCAGCACCCTTGACCGGAGCCTTCAGGTTCGCGCCCTCAGTTCGCTTGAAGAAGGAGCGGCCAGCAGCCGTCAGGCCACCAGCGGGGTTCTTATGCTCCTTCCTCACCGGAACTTCCTCACCTTCTTGGCTACCGAGGTAGGCTGCTTAACAAACTGTTTGCCAGCCTTTGATCCCTCGCGCTTGGCCTTCGTCGTTGCCGCATACTCACTGGCAGACAATGCCTTGATCGCCTTGGCAGGAAGGTAACGCTCACCAGTAGCGTCCTTCCCTTGAGTCGAAGGCTTGCCAGACTTGGTGCGCCAATCTTCCTTGGTCCACTTAGCCAGTGACTTCTGCGGCTTCTTCATCAGTCTCGATAGCCTCCGCCCTTGGCCTTGTAGTCCTTGGCCAGCATCTGTGCCTTACGGGCACTCCACTGACCGGGCTTCCCTCCCTTGCCTCCAGCCTTGATCGCTTCGAACAAAGACTTTCGCATTCCAGGCTTGGTATAGTTACCAGCCTCGTTCACACGAGAGGGAGCCTTGGTCACCTTACTTCTTGCCCTTAGCCATCGGCTTGGCAGCAGGCTTTGCCATCTTGGTCATCTTCATCGGCTTACCAGTCTTGGCAGCTTCCTTCTTGGCAGCGGCCATACCAGCGCCACCATAACCAAACATCTTACCACCAACCTTAGGCATCACAGTCTCCTCTCACCAAAAACAACATCGAAAGATTCAAAGGGAGAAAAAATATCAGAGCGGGTGCTCGAGGGTTTTCGGGGAAAAATACAGATTGGGGACCACTTGCCATACTACCACCCCCGTTTTTGGACCCCCACCCCCTCAACTAAGGTCAATCTGCACCGAGATCTCGCCAGAAACACGATGGTCTACGCGGTCAGGGGCTCTCAAGCCCGCACGATTGAGCAAATCTACAGCCGCTTCAAGGCGAACCTTGTCACTGCGTGAGGATTCTGCCAGCCGCTCAACTACATCCAATGCCCTTGGAGCGACCACTGCTACACGACCCATGGTCCGCCTGTATATCTCGGATAACACTTTGTCTTGCTTGAGCAATCTCGAACCCAGTGTCCGTGCAGAGTCCTGCGAGTAACCTGCCTCGATTGCGGCTGCTTCTATGCGCCCACCATTGGTCACATACGCATCTACAAACCTGTCCTGGAGGTCTGTCAGCGGACCGTTGGGTGTTTCAGCAACGTAAGGCACATTACCCATGGGAGTTCTCTTGTGATTGTTACTGCTGCGCGCGCGACCCTTATGTGACCCCTTCCAAAACACCTGTCAATGCACGAAACTGATAGGCATCCTAACGCACTGACAATCAAGACAGATATAGAACAGACAGGCTGGTCGAGACCGCTTTGGACTGCTTCCACATCATCTGGCAGTCTCAGTGCCCACAGGAACCGCACCGGCCGCACCTTCCTTGCATGGGTTCGGAACCCGCCTCAAGGGTGCTTCGCATCCCTCCGGGATGTCGCTGCGCTCCACCCTTGATGCAGAACCGCGAACGCCCTGCTGCGTTGTTGCTACGCCGGGGGCGGTCCCCGGTGGTCACACGGAGAACTACCATGACTTCAGTTACTGCTATGTCCAAAGCGATCCAGACCATCGCGGAATTCATGACTGATATTGAAGAGTATCAGACGAAGGAAGGACAGATCGTCCGTCGCAACAAGCTCGGTTATGCACAGAAGCGCATACTCAACGGCATCTGCTACGCCGCCGCAATGACGCTCCAGTCCAGCAAGACCAGCCACGATGAAGCTGTTGCCAAGGTTCGCCTGGCAGCCAAGTCGCACCGGGGTGACGAGCTTTCCGAGGTTCAGTTGGCCCGCGCAATCGAGTGGGCCCAGCGGATCGAGACGCAGATCGTTCACCTCGAGCAAGTGCTTGAAGCTGCAACATACCGCTACGAGCAACACACTGACGAACGCTTCGTCACTCCGACCATCAAGCCGCAGGCAGAACGTCGGTTCCAGAGCGCGGCACTCGATGCTGCCAAGCGGTATGGCATCGACGGTGAGATGACGCGCGGTGGCGGTGTCGAGGTGGCTTCGGAGGAAGCCGCCTAACACCCACGGGGGAGGGCTTCGGCTCTCCCCTTTTCTTCACACACGGAGACACATCATGAGCACTGCCTACCACATCATGATCGAGGGAGCTCTAGTTGTTGCGTGTGTGTATGCTTGGATCAGCATCTTCGAAGGGAGGAAGTGATGGGGAGGATGAAAGCACTAGAGCTCGAGGCATTCGAGCGCCAGTCCCAGGAGGACGCTTGGCTTGCCGATGTCTACGAGAACATTGAGCGCGAGGAGATTGAAAAACTCCTGGCTATCCAAGATCAAGTGAAGGAGGCGCTACAAATTGCAGATGCTTTGATGTTGCACGTCAACATTCAGCAGATGCTGCCGTCCGCCATCTACAACTTGTCGAACCGATTGCGGGATCAACTTGAGCGCAGCGTCGATGTGATTGGCCGCTGCCTGTAAGTGCAACAAGCTAGAAGCTAGAAGTTTTAGGAGAAAAACAAATGAAGGCTATCCTGGTTGATCCGTTTGCCAAAGAGGTAACGGAGATTGAATACGACGGCAACTGGCGGCAGATCAGCAAGCTGATTGGCTGTGATCTGTTCGCACCTGCAGGTCTTAGCAGTGGCGACACCATCTACGTTGATGACGAAGGCTTGTTCAAGGCAGAGACTGCCTTCTTCATGCACCGTCATTATCCTCAGCCTCTCGCTGGCAAGGGGTTAATCCTTGGCACGGATGGCGATGGAGAAAGCGTAATGCCCGAGCTAACTTTGCTCGAACACAAGGCACAGATTGCCTTCGTCACTCCGTTGAAAATCAATGGTCGAGTTCTTTGGTTGCCTGCAGATTAACCCCCTACCCAAACCACACATTCGGAGGGGAATACAATGACTTACGAGAATCGATACGTCATCCTGGTTAAGTGCGGATGGGACAACTACATGTTGCCCTTGAACGACATGAACCTAAGCATTGTGCGTTGCATGGTGGAGGACGCTCGTGCTGTCGACTACGAATACATGTCAACCGATGGTTACGTCTACTTCCCCAAGCCGAAAAACGAAATTTCGTTTGAGATTAAGTCGGTGCAGAACGAAATTTCGTTTGAGATTAAGTCGGTGCAGTGGGCAGACAGCAAGCCCGAGAAGCCGGTCGAACCAACCGAGAAGGAGTAACTTGTCATGCCTGCGCCTTTGCAGTATACCAACTGCGGAGGCGCAGCATGAAACTCATATCATACATCGACCAGTTGGAAGTGCTTGCCGATAGCCAACACATCAGGCTCAAGCAAGCCTTCCTTCAGGCCGGTATCCCAGACAGCACGTATTATCGCGTGATGAATGGCCAAGACTTGCGCTTCGACACGGCACTGAAAGTTGCCAATGCAATCAGGAGCGCAAGCGATGCAACTACCACCGATCAGAGTTGTTCACACACGACAGGTCAGTTCGGAAGAGCAGAAGTTTTACGCTGATCTTATCGGTGAGCTCGTATCCAAACGGAAGCAACTTGGCATGAGCCAAGCTGAACTGAATGACCGTCTTGGTATGAGCGAGGCAATGGTTGCCAAGTGGGAAAGCATGGCCCGACTTCCTGGTGCGTTCTTCCTGATGTGCTGGGCCAAAGCATTAGGGATCAAGTTCGTTGCGAAGGAAGAAGCATGAGTCAAAGCCAAAAGTTGAGCGAGTCCGAGGACCTATCTTCAAGCAGTGCACCTGTTGCGGAGACACCCGAAACGCCTGTCTTAGCCAAGACAGTGGCGAAACGTGGTGGTGTTCGCCGTGCTGGAAAGGCTGGACCTCGCAAGAATAAATACAACGCAGCCGGTGAGCGCATCGATGGCATGTGGTTTGCCAGTGCTGCCGAAGGTAAGCGCTATCTTCAACTTAAATCTATGATGGAACGTAACATGATCGACAACCTACGTTGTCAGGTCAAGCTGCCATGCGTCGTCAATAACCGATTGATTTGCACATACATTGCCGACTTTGCCTACGTTGTCATTGATGATCGAGGCGTTGGCATCCGCTCCATCTGGGAAGATGTGAAGGGCATGGTCACGGACGTTTACAAGATCAAAAAGAAGCTCGTCCAGGCTGTGCATGGTATCGAGATTCTAGAAATACCCGGCAATTCAATAGCCAATTGGGCTGACAAACCGGGGTAAAAACTGGGGAGCCCGCTACCACACAGGCTCCCCAAGGTCCCACACACGGAAGGGTCCAGCAATGGAGGAAGAATGTCCATAGAGATGCTGAACTGGGCTTTCCAGTTACCACTCGATAGCCCTGCTGACAAGGCTGTCCTAATAGCACTCGCAAATCATGCCGATCCAACAGGTGACTGCTGGCCATCGGTTGCTCGTGTCTGCCTGTATACCTCATTGTCTGAGCGGGCCGTTCGCATGGCACTGCGTCGGCTCGAGGAGCAGGGCCTTGTCACCACCACCCATAAGATAGGACGTAGCTCCTCTTACAAATTAGAGGGGGGCACCACGTGCCGGGGGGAGGGGCAGGAGATGCCGGGGAGGGGGGCAGCAGATGCCCCCAAACCATCATACAACCATCAAGAACCAAAACCTAAGAAGGCTGCGCCGCATCGGCTCTCGCCTGATTGGGTTCCCAGTGACGACGATTTGGAATGGGCACGGCAGGCGTTCCCAAACGTGGAGGCGGTCAATGAAACAGATAGGTTCCGTGATTACTGGATCGGAAACGGGAAAACGATGGTCGACTGGCGAGCAACCTGGCGCAACTGGATCAGGCGGTCGTCAACTTTCCAACGTCAGCGACCCAGCAACAACGCTGCCAGCCGAACTCAGGACAATCGAGCTCGACTCCTTGCGGCACTGGATGGAGATGCCGGCTAACACCCTGTCGTGGGAGATTCTGCATTACGGTGCAGAGAAGCTGGAGACGGCAGCCAATGCGTTCGCGCTTGCTTGCTCACAAGTGGAGCAAGCGCTCCCGCCTGTCAGCCGTGAGGAGATAGTAGATGTGCTGGGATCAATGGCAGAGATGCTCCAGGTCAGTGTGCCTAGCACGTTAGGGATCAAGCTATACTTCGGTGCGCTGAAGGACATGCCAAGCTACAAGTTCAAGGCCGCTGCGTTCAAACTTATCAAGACGCACAAGTGGCCGAAGCTACCCTTGCCTGCTGACTTTATCGAAGCAGCCAAGGAGGAGCGCAAAGACCTCGATCAGTTCATCACCCGGCTGAATCGTGCCGACCACAGGGTGAAGCTTGCCTTGCAGAAATTGCACAGCCGCAGTTAAATGCTATTGCAATCTGCATGGCCGCAGTATACAACAACCACACTACCACGGAGGAAAACATGGGACTGGATATGTATCTTACCGCCAAGCGGTATATCTGGCGTCATCAGGAAGCAATAGTTGAGGCAGTGAAGCGCCTCAATCTGGCCAAGTCACACTATCGTCCGAAGCAGATTGAATACGAGGCTGCTTGCTGGCGCAAAGCTAATCACATCCACGGTTGGTTTGTGCGTAACGTGCAAGCCGGCGTTGATGACTGCAACGAATATGACGTGGGCACTCACGACCTCGAGAAGCTACTTGCTGTGTGCAAGAAGGTGATGCTCGAGCATCACCTGGCCCATGAGTTGTTGCCTACTGTAGAAGGCTTTTTCTTTGGCGGCACAGCCTATGACGAAAGCTACTTCGAAGATGTGCAATACACCATCGATGCATTGACATTGATCGTATTCGACGAGGACGCCAAGCACCTCGACTTCTATTATCAATCCAGCTGGTAAGGGGAACACATGGAACCTATCAATATCATGAGCACTATCAATCGCGGCCGAGGCATCGGTGGCAGCGATGCAATGCGTATCGCACGAGGCGAGTGGCGCGCACTCTACATGGAAAAGCTCAGGCTCACGGAGCCAGAGGACTTGAGCAACGTGTTCAAGGTGCAGCTTGGCATCACGACCGAACCGCTTCACGCGCGCTGGTTCACCAAGATTACGGGGCTGCCGATTGAAACGGCTGCGCCCTTCATGGTGCACCGCTCGATCCCGCACATGTACGCCAACCTCGATGGCTGGGTTACGCATCAGGGCACGTTCGTCGAGCTCAAGCATACCAATGCTAGGGCAACGCTACGTGAGAAGGCGCGTTACTACATGCCCCAGCTGCAGCACTACATCGAAGTGGCCGACGTTCCGTATTGCTACTTCTCGATCATCAAGGGCAACGACGACCCTGAGTTCTGCTTGATAGATCGCAACCAGACCTACATCGATGAGCTCATCAAGATGGAGGAAGCGTTCTGGTGGCATGTGCAGCACAAGGTGCCGCCCGACATTGAACCCAAAGGGCAAGCCGCTGCGCTCGAGAAGGAGACGTTCGAAGTCCTGATCGATGGCCTGCGCACGGTAGACATGACCACTAACAACCAGTGGGTAGTGTTTGCACAGGAGTGGCAGGAGACACGCGATGCTGCCGCTCGTCACGAGGTTGTCGCCAAGGAGATCAAGAGCCTTGTGCCCGATGATGCAGCCGAAGCCTTTGGCTCTGGCGTTATCGTGCGCCGTGATCGCCGCAATCGTTTGTCGCTTCGAGCAATGAAGGAGGAACCATGAGAGGCAAGGATGGAGTAGGCAAGTATCTCACCGGGTCTGTCGACGTTGAGTTTAACTGCCGCATGGAGTGCCAGGACTATGGCGTTCCAGGATCGCCCACTTGGTGGGAACCAATCAGCGACTCGATCACAATCCAATGGATCGAAATCCTTGGTGTTCTAGTGAGCGAGGACTCGCTGCCCAAGGAGGTCATCAATGCAATCTACGAATTGAGCAGTGAGATAGAGTGGGAGACAGACGAATGATGACTCAAGAAGAAGACGGTGTGCGTATCAAGCTGCACCGCAGGCACGATCCTGACACTAGCAAGAAGGCTGCCGAGAGCGTTGTCGATAAGCGCGGCAGGCTGCAAGCCATCGTGCTTTTCTACGCTGCCAATCAGGCAGAAGAAGGCTTCACGGATGAGATGCTGTCTAACTGGTTCGAGTGCCGGGGCAGCACCTATCGCACACGCAGAGCAGAGCTAACGGCACAAGGGTTGATTGTCCCCACCCGTCGCCGTGCGCGCCTTTCCAGTGGGCGTCACGCCGTCGTGTGGTGCCATCGTGATTACTACCAGGAGGAAGTATGAATCTGAAGAACCTGCACCAGCGCCTTGCCGAAGTGATGGGCAAGGTGACCTACATCCAGAAAGAGAAGAAGGTGGGGATGCGCTACACCATCGTCAGCCATGACGCGGTGACCGCTAAAGTTCGCCCGCCTTTGCTCGAGGCCGGCATCTTGTATTACCCTATCCGTTGCGAGACACAGCAGATGGGCAATCGCACCGAAGCCCGCATGACGATCCGCTTTGTCAACATCGACGACACTGCAGACTTCATCGACGTTGAGACGTTTGGCTATGGCCTCGATGACCAGGACAAGGGCCCGGGCAAGGCCATGTCCTACGCTGTTAAGTATGCTTTGCTTAAGACGCTGGGCCTTGAAACGGGCGACGATCCCGATCTTGACCAGGACACAAGCTATCGTGATCCCTCTCTTGAGGATCTCGCTTTGTTCTCGAGCGGTATTTCCACTGCGGCAAGCGTTGAAGAGTTGGCCACGCTGCTTGAGCAGTATCGCGCCAGCATCGACAAGGCCTCGACTATCGACGCAGCCAAGGTTGCGATGGTGCGGCAAGCCTACGCCAAGAGGAAGAAGGAGCTCACCGCGTGACAACAAAGCCACGGGCAAAGAAGGAGGGGACGCCCGCCCCTCAACCCTCTGTCGAGTTCGATCCACCGTTCGCAGTTAAGCGTAAGGTGATTGAGTTGCTCGAGGAGTGGCTGCCGCGTCACACTGTCAGTGCTGATGCACCCGAAGTTCAAACATACCTCAACCATCTGAAGGATAAGATCAATGCTCTCTAAAGCAGTTATCATCGGCAACCTCGGGCGCGATCCTGAGTCCAAGGCATACGGAGACGGCAATCAGTTGACCAGTTTCTCTGTTGCCATCAACAAGAAGGTCAAGGGCGAGAAGCAAACCGCCTGGGTGAACGTCACCGTGTTCGGCAAGCAGGCTGAGTGGGTGGCCAAGGATGCCCGCAAGGGCAGCAAGGTTTACGTTGAAGGCGAGCTCTTCATGCGTAACTACCAGGGCAAGAACGGCATGGAAAAAACTGTCTGCGAAGTCACGGTTGGTGCCTACGGCGGCACTTGCATTGTGCTCGATAAAGCTGGGGCGGATGGCAACACACAGCCGAGCCGACCCAGCGTGTCATCCTCCTTTGCTGACGAGATGAACGACGATGTTCCTTTCTAATTCTGTCGCTCAAGAGTTGAGGGGGCTACGCAAAAAGCGCGGCCTCACCCTCGATCAAACCGCCATGAACGCAGGCGTGTCACGTCTCACCGTCTTTAATGTGGAGCATGGCAAGACCAGCCCTACTCTAGAGACGTTGCTGCTCATGCTTAAGGCCCTCGATGCCCGTATGGTAATCGAACCATTCCCAATGCCGGAGGATTTGCAATGAACATCAATGAGATTCTGGAAGAGAGAGGTTCCCGTTATGGGAACTTCCTTGACCACGCCCGCATTACAGCGGGAATCAAGGGCGCTATCTTTCTTCACGCCGACTTGGATAAACTCGAGTACGACCACAAAGAAGCGCTCGAGATGATTGCTCACAAGATTGGAAGGATCATTAATGGCGATCCCAATTACGCAGACAGCTGGGATGACATTGCTGGATATGCCAAGCTGGTTGCCGATCGCGTCCGCGCATTTCAGACGTGAGCCGGTATACGCACGGA